TTGAGTGATTCTTCTCTGACATAAGTTTGTTCTTCGTTGACGGCAGCAATCCACAAACTTAACTTCATAATAACCCAAATCATTGCCAGTGGTAAAAAACAAGCAATAAGGATTAAAGGTTTCATTCCTCAATCTCCCAACACTTTTGGAAACGGTTTCTTAACTCATTTAGTTTAGTTTGTTCTTGAACTTGAAGAATGTAACCATTTATTTCTTTTTCCTCACTTGTCAACTCCATACGATGTTTGAGTTTGATGTCAATAAGACGTACCATATCCATATAGTATTCTGGACTCTTACTGGCAAACTCGTCGTAGGTCATTCAAACATTCCCTGATCTTTCATGAATTGGAGTGTTTCTTTCATACTACCGATGTGCTTGTATCCAAGGTTAATTTGTGGATATTCAGCATCTTTACCAAACTCAGATTCAAATCCTCTTTGAGTAAAATGTTCATTGAGTTTGTATTCAAGAAATTCACCACCAAGAGATTGGAGAAGCATTGCCATTCTCTCACATTCTTGACTTCCGTTAGAATAAATTACCGCAGTCATTCTTCCTCCTTATATTCAATGACAATTTGTTTAGAAACATTGCCCCTACTATCAACGATAGTTTTTGTTACAAGTTCACCTTTTAGATTATTAGCAATTTGATGAAGTTGCCACCAGGGAATACTCTTTTCCCTCTTTCCTTCTACCATTTTTCTTTGTTCGTCATCCCAAATATAGTTATGGATTTTACCATCTTTGTCAATGACTTGATAATCAACCTCAGTCACGTTGCCTCCAATCATCAGGTTTATCTTGATTAAACCAGTCTACAATCTCATCAGCACTACCAAAACCAGTGCGGTGATTTGATGGATCGGGATCACCCAAACCCATCTTATTCATAAAGTCGTCCATACTACCCTCTTGCATATCAGGGTTAGCAGCACGTCCTCTTGCTCTTTTAAGCATCTCTCTGGCAGAAGTATTTGCCTTTGCAAGTTTCTCTGACCAGATCATATCTTCAAGTTTGACTTCTTCTCCATTTGCAATTCGATTACAAATAAATTCAAGTCTAAGGCGATATTGTGTAGAAAGCATGTTATTCTTTCTCTTTATCTGTATTTATTTTCGCCATCATCTCTTCTGCTAGTTTAAGAGAACGACGGTATATGAGATATTTTACCACAGGATTGCGTGGATTGTGTACAAACCACCACCATTGGCGTTGAATATATGCTTTTGCTAACCTTGTGACATAAAAAAACGCAGCGGCAACGCTATCATCAGTTACGATGAAGTACGCTGCCACTGCAAACAGTGTGAGTATTATATAATAGGAGTCCATTAGTTGAACTCCTGATTCCTACGCTCATCCAAATATCTGATAATTTCTTCTCGCCATTCCATCAATTCATTGTAACACTTTTGATTGTGAGCACACTGACGAAGTTGATGATCTGGTTTGAGGACACTCTCATAAAAGAGACCAAGTGCATCGCGACGCTTTTCATGCTTTTCGTTCATAGGAACTCCTCTAAGGATGATTGGTGTTTCTTTTTGAGTTTAATCTGTTTTTTGATAAAGTCAACAGATTGTTTGTAAGTCTTAAACTCCCCAACATGTTTGCCATTATGTATAATCGCAAACCCTTTATTTTTCCCAATAAATGGAATTGCTGCCCACATTCCGTCGTTTGTAACGAAACCTTGCGGATCTCCTGGTTTGGGGTCAAGAATACCAGGACGTTCGATGTGAGGTTTTAGAAAGTTACTCATCCAAATACAGCAGTAACACCAATGATCTTAGCATTAGGATTGCGGGCAATAGCAACTTGACGTGCTTCTTGATAGTCTCGTGCTTCTACGATCTCATCAAAGACCTTGCCAGAAACGTAGAGTTGGACTTTACAACGCATGAGTTTGGTTTTGTTCCTGGGTACAGTATAGGAGATTTGAGAGGGGATTCTGAGTCTGGTGTGCCACTTTCTGATCTGTCACAAAGTGGTCCATCTTATCGTAAGACTCAATCCACTCACTCGCCTTTTCAAAGTATTCTGGACTGTTTTCAATCCCAATGTACTGGCGATTAGTGTTTTTACAGGCAACAATAGTTGAACCTGAACCCATGCAATTATCCATCACTACATCACCTTCATTGCTATATGTTTTCAGAAAATACTCAATCATTTGCACAGGTTTCTGCGTTGGATGAAACTTTAACGGATCATCGTTGTTGATTACAGGAAATTGCAGAACATCGCGGGGATAACGTGTAGTTCCACCACCAGGATTGCCCAGTCGCTTCTCAACATGGTTGTAATTGCGTTTTTTATCTGGGGCAGGCATGTTGTCCTTCGGTAGCACGGCGTTCATCGGTTTATGCCCATGTGTCATCTGAGGATTGTAAGTTGGCAACTTGCGATAAAATACCAGCACATTTTCGTGTGCCTTCATTGGCATCTTCTTTGCATTAAGATGACCAGTTGCCTTATTCTTTTCCCAGATCCATTCATACTTGAAATACTTCAAGTTAGAACATGCGAGAACCTTATCAAAAGGTGGTTGTGCAGTCAGTACAATCGCACCGTTTTCTTTGACAACACGATTATACTGCTCCCACAATTCATCGAAAGGGATCAAACAATCCCAATCATTTTGGGTAGTACCATATGGCAAGTCACAGAAAACCATATCCACACAATCATCAGGAAGTGTAGACATAACTTCTAAACAATCACCTTGATAGAGTTTGTTCACCTTAGACTCCTGCATACTGACGCTTTGCTTCCTCCATATCTACATCATAGTTATTATCGCATTTTACCGTAAAATCGGCAATGGCATCAGACTTATTGAAAGTCTTTTTGATCAAGACACAAGTCTGAAATGCACTATCATCACCAGAAACACGTTTGATCTTCCAATCTTTTTCCCACCCTTTCTTACTCTTATCAGGATTCACATAGGCATGTCCACCATGCCATTCATATCCAATTTCTTCATACTTTGGTTGCTCATAACAGAACACACGAACGTTGTAGTTCTCACCATCACGATTGTGAACGATGACAACATCCATCATTTTGTTGAGACCAAACTCCTTGAAACTCTCTTCTCTCTTATCAACCAGAGTCTTAATTACACCTTCTCCGATGTTGCTGCTCTCATCCAAAGGGCAACGGCATTGAACAAAACTAATGGTCTGCTTATCGCCCTTGGTAAAGTTCTTCAAGACAGACTTATCATTCTGCCCGAAGGTATCAACTTTACCATCGGACATATAAACATCGCCAGGAATGTGCTCACCACCAGTAGACTTGGAAATGATCTTTTCCCAAGTATCTGGGGTAATCACACCTTCTCTTTGTGCATAGAACCACGTCAGTGCTTTCAGTCCTTCAATGTCAAAGTTCATTGGATCAGCGACGAACAACGGAAATAGCAGGTTGACCCTGGTTGAAAACAGTATCAACCACCGCCTGAACGCTCTTGGCGGTGCTGATACCTACTTTATCATAGACAGGCACACAAACCAACCCGAAAGTCTTCTGAGACCCTCCCAGACGGATCACACGCCCAATAGACTGAGAGATACCAATGTAGTCCATGTTACGCATGAACAACACTGCTTCCAGACCGCTGACGTTGATACCTTCGCTCAGGATAGAGTGATGAAGAACCACGAACTTCTTAGAAGGATCCTTACCCCAGGCGTTCAGAGTGTCAAAGAATACCTCACGGTTGACCTTCTGACCATCAATAATGGCACCAGTCTTAGAGGTAATGTAGAGGCAAGAATAACCACGCTCAGCAAGTTGCTGACGGAAGTCAGACTCACTCAACAGTTTGACAATCTGCTTGGTAGAACGAGAAGCAATCAGAATCTTATCCAGAGAGTTCTCATCAATGGTATCCAACAGATTCTGACAATCACGGTCAGCGATCATCTGCTTGTCCTGAACCATGTCCAGTTGCTTAACAACAACCTTAGGTGGCAGGATGTAACCTTCTTCTACCAACTTAGGAGCAGGAACGTTACAGATAACAGGACCATAAACCTCAGGATCGTTCATCCCTGGTTTGAAAACAGTAAGACTATGCTTAGGAGTAGCAGTGAAGAAATAGCAGCGGTTAGCATTAGTAGCGAAATGCTCCGTGGCAGGGAAGAAATTACGCTGGACAGAGTTGTGTGCTTCATCAAAGTAAATGTAATCAACGTTGATGTCTGCCTCTTGAAGACGGGGCAGGGAGTGATAGGTGGTGAAAATCAGTTGCTTGCGGTATGCTTGCTGACTCCAATGACGAATCACAGAAGGTTTGGTGCTGCTGAAATGATGAGTCTCACCACTGTGAACGTGCATCACAGC